GAAAGTTGGGGTTACGCCCGGAGGGTCTTGATCGCACGTCCAGGAGAAACTCGATATTCCGGGATTTCAGCAGATCGATGAAATCCTTAATCTTGCGGTCCTGATAACCTATTGAATAGAGCATTAGCGATCTCCTATGTCTGAATTGGCGATAAGGTCGCCGTTTTCATAATGATAAACGATCTTTTTTTCCGGATACTTCACCTCGCTGAAAATGGCTAAACAGTCGAGACACTCAAAAACCCTGATAGGATCTTCATACTCAACCTCATAAACTCTTGTGCTTGAACAAGCCGGACAACTTTTCATTTTGATCTCCTCTCTAATTTTGGTTAAGGTTGACGTCGGCTCCAAAAGTCTGCTGGTTTGTCTCACCGGGATTTTCGACTCTGTCTTCTTTTATCGGGGACCCGCCCCACCCGGTTGCCCAACCGTCCAGCTCCTTGCTTGAGCCCGCTTAATTTTGTTATCGGGTTCCCGCTACCGGCTTATTGCCGCCTTCCCGCCAACCAACCAGGGAAACCCTCTTTTGTGTGCCATCACCCCCTTTTGATTAATTTGTTTAACTTACTGAAATCATAAGATATTTTACTATAGATGTCAAGAAAAAAATGTAATTTAAATCAATTATTTTCAATAAAATATAATCTCGTATAATCTAAATTAATTCAACTAAGAAAGCATATATGGCATGGATTTTGATTTAGTTTTGGCATGATTTTTGTATACAAGGGGGTGCATATAAGTATATAGGTAGGGGGCTGAAAAGCTCATACGGGCTAAATACGGCGTTCTTTATTCTTAATGAAATGAGATAGTTACAGCTCTTATGCAAATATATTAAGCCTAAATTAGTTAAAACTAATTGGCATGATTTTTGTATATCGCTTGCGAGCTTCAAAATTGACTCAGAATCGATTTTTAGCATTCGGGTTAAAAGGTCCAAAACAAGCATTTTTCTAAGAAAAATAAAAAAAAATAAAAAAAATTTTCAGCTTTCACCCATGAGTTTTTGGATGATCCACTCCTTTATCCGTATGTGTCCGTTGGGAAGTTTGAACCAGGCTTCCGGCGGGATCACGGCCTCGATGTCGTCATCGTCTATCGAGAGCCACTTGATAACGGTGTCTCTGTGAACTGAGAAAATTTCTGCTACTTCGGTAACGGAATACACTTTTACTACTTTGCTTTTTTTTCGAGCAGGAGTTTGACGCCTGTCCCTGGAGCGGAGCCAGTTCTCTTTTTTATCTAGCCAGTGAGTCACCGGTTTTCTCATCTCCGGCCCAACCATGACCCGGAACGCTTGGGAAGCCAGCCGTTTTTTTTCGCCTTCGGCTTCGGGGGGCCGGAGGGCCGGGTCGGGGGATCTTTCAAAACCATGAGGCCACCCCACCACTCGGGGTCGACCGTGGCGGCACAGTAGACCTCACAGTCGAGGTAGTGGTTGTCCCTGCGGAGCTGGTGCCAGATGATCTCACCCTTTTTGTCCCGGCGCTTTTCCTCCGCCGTGAGCTGCCGGGCGTAATCGATGCCCGTGTCGGCATGGAGGTAAAAGGACTGGGCGGCGCCGTCCTCCACCTGCAGGCGGTAGTGGATCACGTCTTTAAACTTGGCTGTGTCGATGGTCCACAGGATAATCCCGCCTGGGATCGGGCGACCGGAGCGGCCGGGCATCTTGTCAATAATGGAATGTTTCAACCTGGTGGCCATGGGCCTGGGGGAGCCCTTGACGCCGTAAACGACTCCCTGGCCGTAGGTTCGCAACCAGGTGTATATCTCCTCGGTGGCGCTCACCCCTTCCTCATTGCCCTCACTGCCGCCGGTGTCCATCGCGGCCCGCCAGATCCGCATCCTTTTATCCGTGCCCTCTATCGGGTAGGTGTCCTCAAATATGATCTGGAAAACGCTGTCCCAGGAGATCACATAACCGTAGCGGATCAGCCAGGAGGTGTAGTCCCGAGCCCAGGCACGGACCATGTAATAGAACCCGGTTTTCTGGACATCGATGCCGGCCGTCAGGGCGATGGCCTGATCGGGGACCTCCAGGGGCTCGTGTTCGGTGGTATGGTGAAGGATCTCCTTTTCTTCGGCTCTAAAGAGCTGCTCGACCCACGGCTCGGCCAGCCAGGAGTTTTTAAAATTCTGGAGCTTTTCGGGCTGGTCCTTTGAGCGGACAAACTTTTCAGCAATGTCTCCCCAGGAGAGCCAGGGGGAGTAGAGACTATTCAGATGAAAGCCGATGCTCCGGACGGGACCCAGGCGGGTGACCTTGGGATTGCCTTCGTACCACTCGCCGTCGCGGAGGAGCTGGGGCTTTTTGAAGTCGTCAATAATACCGTGGCAGTGGGGGCACTCGTACCAGGCTGACTCGCGGACCTCCTGGGCGTAGGTCGGAGAGTCGCGGTCGAGGTCTTCGGGCCAGCGGATGTTTATGAACTCGAGGGCCTGGTAGACGCCGCACTCGGGGCAGGGGATCTTGTAATGATAGGTGACATCACAGGACTGGCGCTCGAGGGTGATCTGGCCCGCTTCGATCGTGGGGGTGGAGACGATACAGGTCTTTTTGTTCCAGAAGTTTTTCTGGCGTTCGGTGGCCAGGGAGATCGGGTCGGCCTCCTCGCCCTGGGTAAACTTCGGGTATTTGTTGACCTCATCCAGGAATATGTAACGGCATGGACGGGCGGAGAGGGACGCGGGAGAGTTGGCGCCGCCCAGGGACAGGACCATTCCCGGAAACACCATTTCCAGGAGGGTGAAGTGTTCGTCTTTGGGGGGCTTTTTCTCCTTGAGGGTTTCGGAGGCGTCAATCATGGGCTGGATCCGGTTCCGGCTGGTGTAGCGGGCAAGATCTATGGTCGGCATAATGACAAGGGCCGGTTGCGGGTCCTGATCGATGGCGTAGCCGAGGCAGTTATACATGAACTCGGTTTTTCCGAGCTGTGTCCCGAACTCGAGGACAATCTTTTCAATATAGGGATCTGAAAAGGCGTCCATGGGGGCTCGGAGGTAGGGCGTCCGATCCGTATGCCAGGGGCCGGGCTCGGAGGATGTCTGAGGGACCAGGACCCGGTGACGGTCGGCCCATTCGGAGACCGTCAGCTTTTCCGGCGGGCGCCAGGCCTCGCGCTCCTCGTCGAACCAGGTTATGGTGGCTAATGCTTTGCTCATAGCTGGGGGTGAATGGCTTTCAATATTTTTTTAATCACCGGGATGTCGGATTTTAAAATCTTGATAACAAACCCGCCGGGGCGGGCAAACTGGGTCAATATGTCGTAGATCTCGTCAAATAGAATGGCCTCCATGTCCCGCTTCTCTTTCCCCTCCAGGAGCGGGGGCAGTTTGCGGGGCAGGGCCAGGAGCTTGGCTTTTACCTCCACAATGCGCTGAATCCAAAAAGTAATGACCTTTGTCCTGGGGATGGAGTTTCCGACCGCCTCGTTGTATTTCCACTCGGCGAATTTGGCCTTGAACTCTCGCTCGATGGCGTTCCAGCCGGTTTTGTCTCCGGACTCGGGGCGGCCGTGGGGCAGGCCTTTTCCGTTTTGGTTTTGTTCCTCGAACCAGGCATCGACGGCGTCAAGGTCATAGGCCCCATCGGGATTTACAGGGAGGCCCCGGTTGATGTAATAGCCGACACTCCGGATGGATCTCCCCAGGTACTCCGCGAGCTCCTTTTGCGTTGAAACCAGGCGCCGGCCCGGACCCGCCTTCCGGGCTTTGATCTCGGCCTCGAACTCTTTTAATGTAGAGACTTCATGAGACTTGAGAGCCTCTCCCTCTGATATTTTTCTCAGAATCTCACGGACAATGGCCTTTTTACCGCTGTCGATCAGCTCGAGTAATTTATTTAGTTCCTTTTCCTCTGCCATGGGGTAACTGGAGCGGCCGGGCCGGGATTGAACCGCCTACCCGGAGTGGTCATCCGGGCATCCGCCGCCGGACGGCCGCGTTTCAACTAATACGGTTTCGGCCATGTCGAGGAGATATACAAAGGCCGTGGCCGAATTTTTGATATTGGCGGATGTTTTGATCTCCGCCATGATGTCAAAAAAGCGCTGCCACTGTTTGAGGCTGAAAATGTAAAGATCCTCCTTTCCAAACAGGCCGTTGATCTGTTCAAAGATGTCCCGGGCTCGCTCGATCTCCTCCGGGAGAAACAAAAAGGACACGGTCTTGTAGTCGAGGCGCTCCTCGGAGAATCCGTCAAATTTTATCTTGTCGAGCTCCTCGAGGAGCTCCGAGTCAAGGCCTGCGTAGGCCTTAAAATCAATACTCTCTATGGAGTCCCATAATTCCTTGAGTATTTTCAGATCGTCCTCACCCTCCAGGGCGTTGTGGCTTAATTGGAGGCCGATTTGCTGGTCGTGGGTCATATCCGAGCTATACAGGATCAGAATTTGCTTGATGCCGGCCTTGATGGCCGCCTGGACCCGGTGATTACCGGACAACACAATGAATTTGCCGTCCCGGTCCCGGAAGCAAAAGGGAATGGAGGATAAATTCTTATCGCGTCGGATGTTCTCTGTGAGGGTTTTGAAGGTCTCCGGCTTCATAAATCGGGCGTTTTTCCTGGCTAAAACCAGGGTTTTGGGGTCCATCAGACCCAGTTTGTAGGGTAAAAGGTCACCTAGACGCTCGTTTAAGGTCTCTAAAAGCTGGTTTACTTCTTTTTGTGATACTTTTTTAACCATAGGGGGACAATTTCCTCCAATTTGTGGGTGCCGGTCTCGGCCACGTAGTTGAGCCGGGGCGGATCTTCTTTTCGGCTTTGTAATTTGTAGACCCCTCGATATTTCATGGACACCGGCCGCTCTGTAAAGGCGGTCGTCATTATGGATGGGATGTTTATTAAATATTTCTCCTCGAGGGCTTCCCGGACGGCATCACTCCGCGATACCAGGAGCAGCAACTTTGATAATCGGGGATAGGTTGCCACGGGGATCACAAAATCGGCCTGCATATAGATTGACTCCTGCCCAAACTTGCTCGGGACGAAAATCAAAAAGCCGAATAGCTTTCCGTCTATAAAAATGAGAAAACAGTCGTTACCGTCCGCATATTCGATGCCCTTTTTAAGATACATATTACGATAATAATTGATCACGCTGTTCTTTGTCCGAATCAGGGTGATTTTTGACTCCCGGGTGATTTCATCGTCTTCCATGAGGGTCTTGTAGGTACTGACCTCATAGCGGGATCTGTTTCGGATGAAACTCTTTTTATCCAGCTCCAGGTTACTGTACAGGTAGACGGATTTATAACCCCTTTTCTCGACCATGGCCGCCATGGGAAAATCGTCCCTTTTCTGGTCGTCAATATACAGGTAGGAAAACTCCCGCATCCTGGAGAGGATAGAGGCTTTTCTCTCCTCGTCTAAAACGTCATAGGTCGGCTTATTCCAGGTGAAAATTTCCTGCAGCCGCTTATAAAGCCTCTCATAACCCCCCGCGTAGGTGGGCATAAAGGCTATTACGATTGATTCGTCCGGGATCCGCTCCAGGAGCTCTCCTATATCCAGGCACGAATATTGATGAAGCGTAAACAGGGATTTTCTCTGCCTGATCTTCTCAACGGTTTTGTGGTGATAATGCTCCAGGTTGTCCCGGTAGTGTTGCCAGAGGCGCACTTTATGAGGGTTTTTTCCGGACTCATACTGTAGCGCCTCATTCAATATCAGGATGGTGGCCGCTTTGGATTCGGTGTCCTGGATAAAGGGCTCCAGGAACGAAAAAGCCGGGTCCCGGATCTCGAGGAAAAACTTCTCTCCCGCCAGATAGGACCCCAGGGCCGATGAATAAAGGCTTACATCATTACCCCATAGATGCCGGGGCCTGGTATGCCTGCCAATTATCTGCTCAACCGTAAAATTTCCGGAACATCCCACCACAACAAAGGTATCCTTGAAGGCCGGAACGATATTCCCTATCCACTTTCTCGTTTCTGCGTTTATGGCTCCTGTAAATCCCATTTTTCTATATGCAACA